TTAGAATTTAATGTTACCTATAACAAAGTCAGTTGCTTCTTGTATCTCATCCGCCCGATAAAGAGCATGAACAAAACATTGGAACCCATCTGTTTTTCTACGAACAGGCTCTTTCTTTTCGTATATTTTATTTCCATCACTTTTGATAACAACCAATACATTTTGTGTATACCAACGCATTAGCGGATTATCATCAAAAACAATTTGTTTATTTGCAAACGCCATTTCAATACGTGGAGCTAACAAACTATGAATTGCTTTCGGGTTTCGTATAACCTCTATTTCAAATCCTTCTGCTACCAATAATGGTCTTATTGCTTCCATTCTGAAGTTATCAGCTATAATCTTTTTAATCCCATATTGTTCACGCATTTCTACAAACCAATCAACAATGTGCTGAGGATTAATAGTCGGTTCATCCACAACTGTTAGTAGTCCTTGCTCTTCCCACTCTTTAATTGGAGCGAATTTTTGTTTCTTGAACTCGCCTGCTTTTTTAGAATATCCGTAATAGATATCAACAAATTCTTTTCGTACAAAGGAATGTGTTTTAAAGATATATTCACCATTTTGTCTAAATAAAAGACCACATGCCGCAAAGTCCCGAATACTCGCAAAGTCTAATGCTCCTATGCATTCTTGGGCATATAAATCAGGGAAAGGACGATTTGTAGCAAGGATTTCTGACCATTTCGCAACAGATCTTTCTAAATTTGTAACAGGTAAGTTCATTCGCTTTGTCATAAACTCTTCACGGTTACTTGGATCGTCCTCTAAATCCTCATACTCTTCTTTTATTGTTTCGAGCAAACCTTCAGCATACTCACTTAACGGCTGAGATAACATTGGGTTTGCCATTTCCCAATTATCTGGATCATCAACTTCTTTTTCATCATTCAATTTGCAAATGAATGGAAAGATAGCATTCGGACGTGCTTCACCATTTAATACCTTCATTGCTTTTTCTTTTTGTTTATCTAAGAAACCATCACGAACATATCCATCTGTACCAATGTAAAACTCACGTGGATTTTTCTTTTTCCCTAAACCACTAATGTGGACTCGAACATCTTTATTACTTTCATATTGATGTATTTCATCAAATACGACTGCACCATCACGTAATCCATCTTTTGTATCTCCGTTAGATGTTCTAAACTTCAAAACACTTCCAGTAGCTTTAGAAACCGTTTGAGTTAATGTTGTTTTAAATGCTCTTTGCAATATTTCATTTCGTTTGACGCATTTATGAACTTCATCTGGACTCGTTTTTGCCTGCTCTTCACTGTTTGCAACAACAGAAATGTTATACTCCGGAATACCATGCATTTCACTAATTAAAAAATGAATAATGACTGATATTAACCCGTTTTTACCGCCACCACGTCCAAGCATCCATAGGAACTTCCGATAAAATACACGTCCGTTTTTCTTATAAAATAAAAAAACGAATGCTATTAAGAATTTCTGAAATGATTGTAACGGAAAGTACCATTTCTCTCCAAAGCGAATACACTTCTCAATCATTTCATCATCAAAATACAAATCGTCTCTGTTCAAAACATATTTTTCTAGATAGTCAATTAACAGTTCTCTTTCCTTATTGAACTTTATTTTTCCACTTCTATAAAGTTCAATGTATTCATCTACATACTTTTGCTTAATCATATTAAATCACTTGGACTGTATCCCGTATTAGAAGCACCAACTTTAGGAACAAATTTTATATCTCTTCCTAAAGCAATTAAAGAACTGTTAATTTTGTTTCTCTCACTTATAAGAGGGTGGGCTTTAACAAAAACTTGGGAACCATTTTTTACTGTTACAGACTCGCCTTCTTTATTAATGGTTTTATTTATTTTTCTAAATGCTTTGACCAGATCAATATATCTTTCTACTTTTTCAACTTCGACTAAATCTGTAATATCAATACTATTCATGAGCTGTTCTTTTAACCTTACAATACTAACAGCCATCTACCCATCCCCCTAACGTGCGTAATTTCGAAAAAAACCTGACAGTTAACCCCCTCCTCCGGTGCCCCTTAGAGCAATTTTTGGTGAAATATTTTAAGGGGGGTGTTATTATCGAATCATTTTTACCACTTTTCATCGTTTTCCCATTTGTTTATCTTTTTAACAAACACTCTACCGTGTTCTTTATTATGACAATCCACACAGACTGTTTCTAAGTTATCTATTTCTAATGCAAGTTCTGGATGATGTTCTAGTTCTTTTATATGATGGACAACTAGTTGTATCTTCTTACGCTTTGCACTCTCACTGTATTCATTCGTGTCTGTTTGTACTCGACCATTACGTTTACATTCCTGGCATTCATAGTTGTCACGCTTCTTTACTTGCTCTCGTATACTCTTCCACTCACCACTGTCATAGAACTTACGCTTCTGTTGTTTGGTTTTATATTCTTTCATAACCGATAAAGCTCTACCTGTTCTTCCACAATAGGATGATTGTGCTGTATGATCTTTGTATTAAAACATTTCTTACTATCTTCTACATGTTCAATATGGATATAAGGACCTAACTTATCATGCTGACCATCTGTCTTCCAATCAAAGCTAATCCTTACTTTCCCTTTAATCTCTTCACCTTTGTAAAGTACAACAGGAACAGCATCAATGTTTGGCTGTACAATTTGTAATAAAGGTTCTACATTCTCGTTAGATCGTTTATACTTCTCTAACTTAAATATATCTACAAAAGCACCGTTGCATTTAGGACAAGCAGTTGCTTCTTGATATTCCTCTTTAGACGTACGATACACTTTATCTTGATAACCACAAACTAAACATCTAGAAGTGTTATAATATTTAATTTCTGTACGCACCTCACACATCTATCTCACCCCTTATACTTAAATTCTTTCTCCATTTATCTTTTTCCATTAATTCTTTTATTGATGTTTGCATGAGATATTCCACAGAATAAAACATAGGTTTCTCGCCATACAGCTTATAATACTTAACATCTATTCCAGACTTTTTGTGTGCTTTTTCAAGCGGTTTAAGATATTTAATATATGCTTTCTTATCAATAGGCATAAGACCAAGTGCAGCAATCCTACCGTTTAAAACACTGTCCATCTATCTTCACTCCTCCTCCAAAATAAAAAGCACCCGTTATGGATGCTTTCAACTAATCACAATAGGCATTTCATCAGTGCTTAATCTTTTGTAAAATTTCTCTAACTCAGATTGATTTAATGCATTTGTTCTAATTCCATTTTGAAACTTATCAAGATCAGTATACGCAGTTACATATATACATTCCACACCTTCGTCAGATGCATATTTTTGAAGTCTTCTAATATAATAAGTAGATATCCCTTGTTTTCTTAAAAAATCTTCATGAACATATAGTAACTCTAATTTTATTACCTTTTCTTTTTTTAGTAACGCCTCTGCACCAAAAGAACTCATCGGATGAAAACCCATAGTAAACAAAGTTTTCTTATTCAACTTATCATACAGATAAAATTTAACATCACCATCTCTACAATGATATTTTTCTTCCTGACCTTTTGTCTTTTCAGGTCCATTTTCGTCAAATATAAATTCGATAGATTCCTGATTTTGAATCATATATTCTGTTTTTGGTAACCCCCAATCTCTAATTGTTTTTTCCATTCCTTTATTGTTTCCGTTACTCAAATTTATGTCCCCCTAGCTCTCCAATTTAATTCCAGAAAGTTTTTATATTGTTTACTATTCCCAATTCATCAAAATTGTAATGTATGATTATATTCATTAGTGTAAACCGCTTAAAATACTTTTTAAATGTTTATACATTACATAACAAAAGAATAATCCCTATATATTTTATCTTTCATTAAAATCTTAAGTCATTACCATATACGGTACATGAAGTTTTATTCTTTTTCCAATCACCCAATACTATTAAATTTTTCTGACCAACATTATTAAGTAACTGGAAGAAGAGCAAAAGCTCTCCTCAATAACGGTAACATTCAATCAGTACCATCTGCTGGTTTCGGATTTTATGTGCCGCATAATGAAGCCGTTTAGAAAATTAGAAACAACATAGTGAGTTGTGTTTTCCGCCACTTCTCACAATACAAATATATCACGTTGATTCCAAAACAACCGGCACATTTCCTGCCAAAAAGCGGTCACGACTCTGCCACTTATTTATACTGTTTTTAAAAAATAATAGGCGTCATCATATTAATTCCTGCTAATTGTTTTAAGGTTTCCTCTTCAGATTCTTCAATAAATCTTTTATAAGCAGATTCGTTACCAAAAAGAACAATGGCATTATTTAATTCAAATTCAAAGTCTCCTTTCATTCTCCATTCTCTTTCATGAGTCCAATCAATATAATTTTCCTGATCATCCAAATTAAAATTCACTATACGCCACCATTCATCTTTTGGTAGCAATTTTTTAGCTATTTCTTTTTGCTCATATAAAACAGGCCTTCCTCCATTTCTATATACATAAGCTTTTGGAAAAGCTATACCAACTGGTGCATATCTCATCTGCGACTTATCTTCTGTTCGTTCCTGCTCAAATAATACATTTTGACATACACTATACAATGGCATGTCTTGGAAGCATACCGCTTTATGATTTCCAATTATGTACCCTGATTCTGTTGTGCTCCCCTTTAATTTCTTAGAAGCTAATATTTCTTGAAGAATCTGACGTGCTGACTTTATCCTTTTTCCATCTTCATCGTAAGTAGCTTTTGTCAAATGTACCACAAAAGAGCTTAAATCCGTTCGATGGCTATAACGTTCTCTCCACTGTTCTCTAGTATACCCCATTCGCACCAACCCCCTTTTACATTTACATAAATCATTATACAAATTTATAAAAGAGTTATCCATATCTTATATTGTGTGTAACTGACCCTATCGTGAAATCCCTTAGTATCATTGATTTCATTTAACTTCGTCTTTTGAGTTACACAGTACGAAAATTATGAGTAACTGTATAGAGATACCACCAGCATTTTGCAAAATAACCTACGCTAAGCAAAAAAATAAAATAAGCTGCCCATATGGACAGCTTATTTACATAATTATCGTTACCAGAAGTAAAATTCAGTTCGAAAATAGCTAATTTTATCAGTTGTTGAATGTCTAAAAAAATCAAACCAATGATATTGTTGAGATCCTTTGGCAATTTCTTGCTGTGATGACTATCATAGTGACTTTATCTTCAGCAACAACTATTAGTAGCTAATTACCATAAGGACTTATTTTTGAAATTTGCTATTTTTTAGAAAGTGTGTTAATTTAAGAAAGACCTATTTTTGTTTGGCTTGAGATTAAGAATAAATTTTGTTTTTCGTCTAAGGTATTTGAGCAAGGGTAGTAACATATGTGTGGGTATCCACACTAGGAGGCAACAATTATGGAACAAGGTAAAGTAAAATGGTTTAATGCAGAAAAAGGTTTTGGATTCATCGAGCGTGAAGGTGGAGAAGACGTATTCGTACATTTCTCAGCTATCCAAATCGACGGTTACAAATCTTTAGACGAAGGACAAAGTGTAACGTTTGAAGTAGAACAAGGACAACGTGGCCTACAAGCTACTAATGTTCAAAAAGCTTAATATTAGCTGATGAAAGACTCTCTTGTAGGGTCTTTTTTTATTTTGTTACAATATTCCAAATACAACTTTTTTAAGGGGATTTGGGGTGCTTAACTTTTAATGAAAAAGAAATAAGCAATAATTAGATTTTAAACCTAGTCATTGCTTTATCCATTGCATCTTGGTTAACACCTATATAACGTAACGTGACCTTCTCTGACGAGTGATTGAATATCTCCATGAGTAATGCTATGTTTTTTGTTTGCATGTACATATGGTACCCGTACGTCTTTCTTAGGGTATGCGTTCCGATTTCATCTAATCCAAACTCTGCCGCTGCTCCACTTAATATCTTATATGCCATGCTACGACCGATTGGACGATTTCTACCTTGTCTACTTTTCAATAGGTACTCATTATCTTCCCTTTCTTCGATAAACCATTTAAGCTCTCTTTTCAGTGCTGCAGTAATTTGTATTCGCTTCTGTTTCCCTGTTTTCTTTTCCCGCATAGATATATGACTACCTTTGACATCTCCTACTTTCAATTTCAAAATGTCCGAGATTCTCAATCCTGTATTAATACCCATAATGAAGAGAATGTAGTTACGTAAGCTCTTTTCCTTAAAATACTCTTTTAACTGCTGTATTTGCTCTGGGTCACGTATTGGTTGAACAAAATTCATTATTCATTACCTCCACTTTCTTCTGCCTCATATACTTCTAATCTAAGAGCAAAAGCTAATTTATAAAAAGCATTAGATTTATTCCGTCTATACGTACGCTCACTCATACCAATTTCGTTATAAATCATGTAATCAAAGACTTCTTCATCTTCTAAATATCGTTTTACAATAATATCCCTTTGGTTTTTACTAAAACGACTTAAGGCCTTATCAATTTGAAAAGATAAACGTTGTAGTTTCACTTCCCTTTCACTCATAGCAACATTTGCTAAAGCAATATCTTCAGCTGGCTTCCCAACTATATTTGTTGGACCGTGATATCTTACCTCGCTAGATGCTGTAACCTTCATCTCATGTCTAATCATCCCAAATTGTCTATAAATACGAACATTTTCAAGAATCTCTTCTAAACGAGCCTGCGTTGCTTTACGGTCGATTTTAGGTAAAAAAGTTAATTGCGTCATATTTACCGCACTCCTTGTCTCTTTTTTATACAAATACAAAAAGCGGACAACAAACTAAAGAGCATTAATGATATTGCTCTATAGTTTGTTGTCCGCTGGTTCTTCCAGTAGGACTAAATATATAATTGGTATTATTATAGCATTTCCTCATATTTTAGTAATTTTTTTATTAGAAAATGTTTATTTTGTTATCTTCCTTTTACTTCCTTCTTTTCCTCTTCCAGTTCATCAATATATATATCGATAACCTCTTGCATTATCCTGATTCTAGTTTTATCAGTATAACTCATCATATACGCGACTATAATCATAATAAAGAACCATAAAAAAACAGAACCAGATGCATAGTAAAAGGTTCCCAAAATCTTCCCCTCAGAAATAGGTATAACATAATTTTTAGTAATTTCTTTAACTTTACCAGTTGTTATTATACTAACAAAACCAGATGAGATTATAGCAAATATAAATGTTTGTAATGCAATAAACGTATTGTCTTTTTCCACCACATTCAAATATGCTTTAAAATTTTTCAATTTTTTTATATCTTTTTGAAAATACAAACCTATTTGATACTTTATATTTTCCAAATTAACAACAATATTTGATGTTGCCCTAGAACGGCCAAGTATGGCTTGTATTTCACCATCTATATCCTGTGTATAACTAGTCCAGTCAACTAATGTCATTTTTTTCTTTTTTAAAATTTTCCCACTCATATTTTTCCCTATATAACGAGAAAATCTCGCTATGAATATACTCGCTAAAAGTTTTAAAAGCAGAGTCAGTACCACTAAAGTATACTCCGTCAATTTACCTATATACATTTGAAAAAAACCTGTAAAAACGTACAATATCATCCATCCTATTGCTAAAAAAAATGTAACTAAATATAATTTTTTCATTACGAAAAACCTCACAATTCTAATATTGAAACCAATAAAATTCTAACCAATAAAGCATTAAATTTCAATATAAAGAAAAACAGATTTATAATCTAACTTTCACTCCATCATACAGATAATAGTTATTCCTTCTCCTCTTTATAACGTATGAATAATTCAATTAGAAATAAAAAGAAGATACCAAATTTGGCATCTTCTTTTCCTATGATATCCACAAATTAATTTTCCATATCTTAATGAATTTATTATATCAACTGCGTTTTCCGTTCATCCATGCGCATTACTTTCCCATTTCTATATACAAAGGATTGTTCACCATGACCACTTATTGGCGGTTTAATAGGATGAACCTGTCCATCTTTTACAACATAAACCATATTTTCATTTAAAGAGATTTCAGCTTTCATCTCCACAATATTTTCAGTAATAATTGCCATCACTACCACTCCCAATTATGTTATAATTACTTTGTCGAATAATTATGTCGGGAGCAATCTCGACTTTTTTATTTGCTTATAAATACTGCACAACATTTTCTGGAACAAATGATTGTTCAAAAGATAAATGAAGCCGTATTGGAATCGGCTCTTTGTTATCCCTTGCTCTCTTACATATTTCTTCAGCCTCTTCCCACACAAATTCTTTATCCTCCACTCGCTTATAACGCCAAATCCCAATTGTATAATCCTCAAATAATTCGTAACGTTCATCAGGCGCTGTCGTTGCTTTTAATTCATCAATCGCTTTGGCTTGGCGTGGTATTTGCACAACCACATCTGCATATTGTAATTTTGAATTCAAACGGTGAATATGAGCTTTCTTAGGATCAAATGATACAACTGGCTCCACGTCAAAAATTGTTAATTGCTTTGGCATTGTTTTTCCCCTCCAATACCTGCAAGCTTGCAATTAAAATTCCTTCAAGCTGCGTTAACGTTAGTTGATCTAATGTTTGTCCGTTAATTTCAGTTAATCCTAATCCCAATAATTTACGAATGATTATTAGTTTTCTACGTTCTATTTCCTGAAGTAACAACATGATTAAGCCTCCTGTTGATGATTGAACTTTCTCTCTAAATTTACAAACTTACTAAATTCTTTAATGAATGCTAGTTCAACAACACCAACTGGACCGTTCCTTTGTTTCGCTAAAATAATTTCCGTTATGTTTTTATTTTCTGTCTCGCGGTCATAGTAATCTTCACGGTATAAGAATGCGATTAAATCCGCATCTTGCTCAATTTGGCCATTTTCACGTAAATCTGATAGCAACGGTCTCTTATCTTGCCTACTTTCTACAGCACGACTTAACTGTGATAATGCAACTACACATACATTTAGCTCTCTTGCCATCAGTTTTAACTTACGACTAATCTCACCGATTTCTTGCATGCGGTTCCCTCTATGCTTTGGATCCCCTACAATAAGCTGCAAGTAATCAATTGCAATTAAAACCTTTTTATCAGGGTACTTACGCTTTAATTTCCTAGCCTTTGCATAAATCTCTTGCATCGTTACATTTGCTTTATCGTAAATTTCTAATGGTAAATCATTAATTAATCCCATCGCTTGACTAATTTTTTCCCAATCCTTTAAATTACATAGCTTCTTAGGATTCTTTAATTTTGTAGCATCAATATTTCCAGTACTTGAAATCATCCTCTTAAGTAGCTGTTCCTCCCCCATCTCGAGCGAGAAGATTCCTGTTGCTGTATGAGCACTTGCTGCATGAAAAGCAACATTTAATACAAATGCTGTTTTCCCCATTGAAGGACGGGCACCGACAATGATTAAATCACCTTCTTGTAACCCTGCCGTCATTCTATTCAAATCGTCATAACCAGTGGAAATACCGGTTAAATCCCCTACATCAACTTGCATTTTCTTATACAAATCAACTAGTGTGTCTTTCAAATTAAAGTCATCTGAATAACCCGTTTCTTCAATGGCACTTAATTCATCAATTGATGTACTAATAGCACTCATGTCCCTATCTTGCTGAAGGCGGTTATATAAGTTACCAGCAACCTCTTGAGCATGTCGCATTTTCCAAGCTTCGATAACTATGCCTTCGTGATACGAGAAATTTTTAGTAGTCGTAACAACTTCTGTTAAGTTTACAAAGAATTCAATTCCGCCAATTTGCTGCATAAAACTTTCATCGAATTTTCCAATGAGAGCAACAAGATCTATCGGAACCTCAGCATCCTCTAATTCTCTCATTGCCTTGAAAATTACTTGGTGTGTTGGTAAAGAAAACTGTTTTACCTTTAGCTGACAATCTTTAATTAAATCGCCTTCTTGGATTATGCTACCTAAAACACTTTGTTCAGCTTCAACATTGCGAATCATATCGTTACTCATTTAGCCAACCACGCATTCTGTTGGTTAAGTACTGCAAGTTCTTCTTCTGTTGGAATGTTCTGCTCCCATGCTTGTTGCTGCTGTATTACGTTTTTAGTAGTTTCCGATAAGCCTTTTTGTTGATAAGGCGCTTGTGTTTGTTGCTGAGCTTTTGTTAATCGTTGAGCACGAAATGCTTTATCAGCTGCCTCAACATCAGTTACTGTTTTAAAGCCTTTAAGATGCCAATCTCTTAAAATCGTATTTACGTAAGACATGTTTCTCGTATTCTTCTCTAAAGCAATCTCCATAGCCTTAATAACTAGCTCTGCATTTAAATCATCTATCCAAGCATAAATACCATCTGCGATAAAAGGCGTGATGAATCCGAAGTTTTGCTCGTAAAAAGAAATTGGATGAACCTCAACAACTTCTTCCGCGCCTGCGCGTTCTTCTTGTTGTTGTTCTTTTTCTTTTTCTTCTTCTTTTTCTTCTTCCTTGCTAGGGTCTTGGAAGCCCTTTATAAGCCCCTCCAAACGGACTGATAAATACTCCTTAATACGTGGGATTTTAAAATCTTGCTCTTTTTCTAATTGCAAACAAGTTTCATAGAAATCAACTAAAAAATCCTGGTCCTTCACAGATTGAATCTCTTTTAAGACACACTTTTCAATATTTACATTTTTAATTGGATTGAATTTTAACCAGTTGATTAAGAACAGCTCTTTTGTTTTTTGGTTGTAATTAATTTTTCCATAATCAGCAAAACGTTCTAATAGCTTCATAACAGTTTCGCGGTTATATCCCGTATCAGTTTCAATGATACGAAGTGGAAGCTCATAGATTCCTGATTGAGACGTCTTACTGTTTGTCATCAAATATAAGTAGAAATACTTCTCCTCCGGTGTAAGATCTAAAACAAATGAATCCTGCCAAAATGAAACGTGTACTGGTCTATAAACTGCCATATTATTCATCCTCCCGTTTACATATCGCGAATCCGTCCTCTACACGTAATAAGCGATAATTCTTGTATCTTATTTTGAGATATTGTTTTACTAAGTAAATTAGGTGTTGCTCTGATGTTGCTTGTTGAAACACTTTAGGGTTCAGCAACACTCTATGTAACGATTTGTCTAAAAGCATGTAGCACACTCCGTTGTTATACGAATGCTAATTTGATATAATTAATCCTAAGATCTTTGCAAGACCGTTTGTCTATCACTCTGCCAAGTGATAGATCTTTTTTATTTTCTACGTGTTACTAACGAAGCGTTAACTCCTCTTGCTCTTAAATCTTTAATCACTACACGATAACTCATAGATGCCTCATGTTCCTCTTTTGTATCACGAAGCATTTTAAATTCCCTTATACATCGCTCCAGCTCTTCTTCCCAGTGATTTGATTCTTCGGTTGACTCTGCATTAAACATGTTATAAATACATTCACTCATACAGTTACGAAGTTTATTCGCAAATGAAAAATCTCCAGGAAGAACTAGATCATGAAGACTATTGTTTTTATCGTTCATGAATTACATCTCCTTTCTATTTAAATTAATGCTGTACGCATCGTTACAACCAGAAAGGAACATTGTAGAGGTATGGGAGGAACAATTCCTTTCTGGTCATAACGACAAGCACAGTGGCTTGTCCAAATGATTTATATAATGTTATAATTGCTTTACAATATTTTTCAGAGCTACTGTTGTCTAGGCGGTAGCTTTTTCTTTTGCCCATTTATGTTTCAAAATAAATGATGCTTCTATAATTTTGATTCGAATCCCCAACAATTTCTTCTCTTGCTTTAACTCAACTGTTTTTAAATCCTCATTAAGTAATTCTGCTATTTTAATTTCACCAGTTATTTTTGCATCATAACGAATTAATTCCTTATATTCTTTTAAACTAGGTTTCTTATAATCTACTGTCATTTTTCTTCCTCCTTTACAGCATCTTCGTTAAAGTCATTAAGCTATCCACCGATTGAATAATAACGTTTTCTGCCATAGCCTTTTGCAACCAACTTCTTTGTATTTGTTCCATAATGCCAAAATGAATTTGCTCAAGAGCTTGTACTACACATTGAGTAGCTTGGATTGTATCGAAGATTTCTTTTGCATGAACTGCGTATTCATGTTTCTTTTTTTCATCATGCTTCCATGATCTTGTTGTAACTTGTAAGTTCATGATTTCCTTTGCTGCCGCAATTCCCTCTTCAGCTTGTTTAATGTAGTTCATCAATTGTAGATTTACATCTTGAGTTAAACGTGGATCTGTAGGTGGTAACCCAATACCATAAATATGTTTAATCGCTTGTTGATTTAACTTTGCTCCTGTTGCATGGCACCAATCCATCGCAAGTTCAAATTCTGGTTTAGAAAGTCCAGATTCAATACGGGTTAATCGTTCATGTGTAATACCAAGGTACTTAGATAACCCTTTCTTTGTTTTCAGCTGAACATTGTCACAACATTCTCTAGCATTCTGTAATAATTCTCCTATCGATGAATTGCAGTATATGCTTGTTCCCATATCTGTTCGCCTCCATATTTAGTTTTCAAATGGTTACAATGAACTTAGCACATATGTAACTTGTCTACTTTTCGTATAAAAAGAGAGGAACTATTCCTCAACGTTTGCTTTTACTTGTATCTCTTTGATGATGGCCCAACCAGCCTTGTAATATGCTTGACGGATTTTATCAATATCCTTTTGTGATTTTGGCTCAGGAGCCACGACATGGACTTTCGTTTTTCCAAATTCATAAGTCGCCGCATATTCTTCTTGTTGGCTCATGGTATCACCTCTTGAAGTGCTTTTTATATGTTTATGCGACGGATCTGTTGGTACTGCCATGTTAGTTGATGGCATTTACTCACCTCACCAAAGTTCGTTTTTCGCACCTAAAATCTAAAAATTTTTTCTACTGTACTTTCTAATATGTTTGCAATTCTTAAAGCTACATCTAATGATGGTTTATGTTTTCCATTTTCTATATTTGATAGATATGCTCTTGTTATTCCAATTTTTGATGCCAGTGCTTCTTGGGTTATTTGTTTTTCTTTTCTTAAATTTGTGATTTTATTCAAATCACCACCTCCTAACCGTTCGTTTTTCGCACTTTATAAATACATAATACGTTTTTAA